TTTCAATGCCGGCCATTCTGCCACCGTATGTCTTACGGCCAGCTAGTTCACGACCTTTTTCACGATAGTTTAGAGGGCCTTCATTATCTGCAATAGACTTTGACTTCATTCTGTATCTGCGAAGTGTATCGTGTGACAGTTCTTCTAGCTCTTCAGCTTCTTCCTTAGCCAACTTGCGATTGGCCATTTTAATACCTTTATAACGTTGACCAACTCTACGGCCATCATCTACATCATCAGCATCGTAAAAATCTTTTACTGCAGCTTTCTTATACTTCTGAACAGTATCTTTTGATAATTCATCAATCTGTTCAGCTTCTTCTTTAGTCATTCTATCTGTAGCTTTTGAAATGCCCGTGAGACGGTTGCGTAGTGTGCGCTTATCATACTCACTAGCCTTACCGTGGAGAGCAGCCCTAGCAGCAGCATTGGCAGCAAGACCGGCAGTTGATCTAGCAGCTTTCTTTGTGTATGAACCTAAAGTTGCCTTTGAGAGTTCGTCGATCTGCTCAGCTTCTTCCTTACTGAGAACAGTGCTTCCGGTATCACGTGCTCTATTAATTTTAGTTCTTGCTAATGATAGACTATTACTTTGTTTGCTTTTCATTTTTATGCCAGCATCAACAGATTGTCCTGGCTTCCTACCACCACTGAAAACGGTTCTAGCTCTCTTATCGCCGTAACTTTTCATTGTATCAGTCGAAAGCTCGTCGATCTGCTCGGCTTCTTCTTTGGCTAGCAGACCTTTTTTCTGCATTTCTTGTCTTTTCTTAGCCATGTGTAATTTAAATTTTAAAGCAGGATCATCAGCTTCTTCGGCGACCTTTTTCTTCTTCCGAAGAAGCTGGAAGTCATGCGCATCAACCTTGCCATTCTTATTGGCATCGATCTTGTGCTGATTGCCCTTCAGCTCTTCATACACTTCTTCGTCTTCGCCAGGATTATAGCCATGGCGTTCTTTCTTGCGATCGGCCATCTTGACCTTCGAACCCTTGAAAACTTCGTCGTCGTTGCCGTTGCGATCAGCAGTCTTCGCAACTACATGTTTGTCGATGAACTTTTGCTCGTCAGGATTTTTGACGACCATCGGCCCAAGCTGTCTTTCATTTAAGAAATCTTTAAGCGTCTTCGCCATCGGCATCTTCCTCTGTGTCTAAGTCTTCTAGGTCAAGATCTTCTAGATCGAGATCTTCTATATCAAAATCTTCGTCTTCGAAATCTTCGTCATCGATGTCAAAATCCAAATCATCTTCGAATTCTTCTTCATCGGCATCTTCAGGGTCGTCAGAAGCAAACATTTGTTGAGCATATGCAACGCTCTCGTCTTCTAATCTTGCGTCAATTTTCTGGCGCATAATTGAGTCGAAGGCGTTTGCAAACCGTGTCGGTTGTTGATCTACAGTTGCTCGAATCAGTTCGTCGATGTCCATATAAATTCTCCAAAAGTGTTTTTACTATTTATAATGTATTTATTTTCCTACTAAATCTGGCACATTCGGAATAGAAGTAGCCTTCGATTTACCAGCGGTCGGAGGAGTTTCATTCTGAGCAGGTTCAGCACCTGCATCTTCAGGAGGCAATTGTTCTCCACCTGGACCCATTTCTGGTGGAGCATACTGCGGATTGTCCATTTCTTCGATAATTTGCTTGTCGATCTCTTCCATATCTTCTTCTGTCTGATAAAGAACATTCCGACGAATCCATTCATGCGAGTAGTACTTGCCTGCATAGTCGTCGACATCACGTAACATCGAGATACGATCGCGAAGAATCTCTGTATTTTTCAATTCGGCAAAGTGATTATCTTCAGAGTATTCATACTTAAAGTTAGCTTTAAATTCGGACCAATCTTCCGAGGTAATGATGCCTTTCAAGATCAGCTGTTTCTCGAGAATCTTACTAAAAATTTCTGAGAATCGAGTACGAAGACGAGTAACAAATTTAGCAAACTTGACTTCGTCGCGAGTCACTTCAGTGGCTCTCCCAAAGTTGAAAGCTTGTTCAGGATCAAGACGAGAAATCGGAACGTTTAGAGCTTTGTAAAGCTTGCGTTGAAAGTAAACGATGTCATCAATCTGACCAAGGTTCTGACCTCCTGGAAGAGTCGTGATTTCGGTACCCTTACCGCCTTCACGACGAGGTAGCCAGAAATCTTCAAGCATGGTCATATGCTTACGATCATCGCGGATTTCTCCGGTACCAGCGTCATACACAATCTTATTCTTAAAGCGAGTCATAATATCACGAAGATATTGTTCAGCTTTCATTTTCGGTAGGTTGCCGACATCGATGTAGAAGATACGACGTTCAGGTGCACGCGAGATACGATAGATGACTAAAGAGTCTTCCATGGCCTTTAACTGATTCAAAGGCTTAATGGCTTTTTGTAGATAACCAATAACCATGTCACCTTTGACATTGACAAGGCCAGAAGATACGTTGACAATCGAGTCGACTGCGATCTTAATACCTTGAGTAGTAGGATCCTGATAATTCGGTTGACTCGGAGTTTTACCGAACCCGTTTTCATTATAGATATAGAACTCTTCGCCTGCCACCGGAACAATGACGTTTGAATCTTTTGTAAGTTTTCTTTTCTTCTGAGTCTTGACTTTGCGAAGCTTACGAGGATCTACATAACGTAGTTCTTGAATGCCTTCTCTCGGCTTCTTCTCGTCGATCATCAAGTGATAGAATATTCTGCCGTCGACATACCATTTACGAAAGATTTCGTATGCGTGGTTATTAAATTCAAGAAGTTCGAGTACAGTTTTGAACTCGTCGAGAATAAGTTTCTTGACTTTATCAGGTTGCTCTAACTTATCAAGATTTAAAGATACGACTTCTTTCTTTGGATCAATTACGACCGCTTCATTGATAATGTCGTCAACTGCCAACTCGATATCTGGATGTTGAGCCATTTCTCTATACGTTGAAACAAGTTCTGATTCGGTTCGAATAGAACCTTCCATATCAACGTATTGACCGTAAGCGCCACCTTCAGCAAGAACAAGCGCTCCATCATCATCTTGTTTTGGAGCAAATGATGGAAGCGCTTTTTCTTCTTGCTTTCTTGTAATTTGAAAACCAAATAACTCGGCCATGGATTCTCCAATTTAAATAACGAAAAAAGTAAAGGGTAATGACTACCCTTTACTTATTAATCACCGCCGGCGCGATCTGTCGTTCCAGTACGACCAACTGACCAGTAGTCATATTGGAACGTTACCTGGAATACTTCGATTTGATCAGTTGTAGACCAATCGAGTTCGATCGGGCTGATATTGCTTGGGAAGATTCCGTTAAAATCATAAGTACGGATCTTCGTGCCATCTTTACCAAACTGAGTCACTGCGGCCTGTGACTTATATCCAGGACCAATTTCTCTCACGTTGCGTTGTAGACGATTGATTCTATTTGACCATTCTTCCATAGCGTTACGAATCAAGAAGTCTTCATCGTTAATAATTGTAACTGTCCATTCAGCGAATGTTCTATCACCAGCTAACTTCATTTGACGACCGAAGTAAAACACTGGAATGACTCCAAGATCAGAGCCAGGCAGCTGAGCTGCCTGACACATGAATCTTGTTTTTGCATCCCCTGAGCTGTTCGCAGGATTAAAAATATCCACTTGGAACAGGTTTTGTCTTGCACCGCCAAAAGCTAGTTGGCTTCTCATTTCAGTGATATTAAAAGCCATTTACTTTCCTCCTAGGTTTATCTTATTTATTAGAACTGGCCAGCGATTTCAGTGAACTCGACACCAGATCTAACGGCGACGAAGTTTAGCTGGATGAAGTTGATCGACTTAGCAGGCTTGATGTAGATGTCTCCAACAAAGCGATTGCTATCAATGATTTCAGCAGTGTTATTCGTCTCGTCACAAATCACTCGGAAGTCAAAGATTCCACGACGACCTTGAACGTCGCGAAGGAATGGCTCAACCAAGTTCACAAACTGTGATCTTGTGAATTCGTCGTTGAATTCAAACAAAGTAGAGTTTGAAGCTGTGGCAATGGCCTTCTCAAGAACGATGAACAAGCGACGTACGTTAATACGATCGAATGCGCTAGTACGACCAAGCAGAGTCTTATCTCCGAAAAGTATTGTACCTTGACCCGGGAAAGTGACAATTGGATTGACATCGTTCTTATACAGAAGATCTCTTTCGGTTTTTCCAGGGCTAAATGCTAGCTTGACAAGGTTTTTGATTTGACCGCGAGTAAATCCAGCAGGAGAGAACCAAGGATCTCTCAGATTATCACTGCGAGCTGTGAGACCAGCAATGTCACCGTTCAAAGGAATGTAACGATATACATCCGCATACTTGTCGTACTGATACTTGTAACCAGAATCGAGGAATGCATATGAAGTATTATGCAAAAGATTTCTAAAATCTACGACGTTCTGTGCTTGCTGGTTTTCTACGTTAATACCTACAACATCAGAGTATGCAGGAGATACGAACACTACGCAATCCTTGCGAACTTCTGCAATGTTATCGATCAGATAGTTAGCTAGCTGAACATCGTTCGTTCCGACTGCCTTTCCTTGAAGAAGCAAAGAAACATCGACTGTGCTTGCGTCTGCAAAGAGATCATAGGCAGAAGCAAGAGCTGCCATCGAAACTGTACCTTCTGTCGCACCATCTGCACCGCGAACAAACGACCGCGTGTAAGTCGTCGTATTGGTCGAGTTAGCAACGGTTGAGAGAGTATTCGAAGCAGCGCCGGCGCGATCGTTTGTAGCCCAAACCCAACGTGAGAAGTCGTTGATTGCAGTCTTATAGTAGTTCGTTGTACCGTCATCTTTCTTGGCATCTGTTGCGCGTGAAAGATTTTGGTAGATTTCAAGAACTTGACCAGGTGTTCCGCTGATCAGACCGTCTTCGTCAACTACAACTACTGAAACTTCATCAGTAATAGTACGGCCGGCGTTTGTCATTGATGAAGATACGCCGGGGGCAGATTCTACAACATTGAAGTATTCCCACTGGCGTTTCAGTGAAGTACCGCTAAAGTTGGTCGACTTGTTCCAAGTTGAATCAAAAACGATGTTAAAGAAGATGTTTGTACCATCATCGGTTTGTGCACCTTCTGAAACGACTCTCATATTCTGCTTGCCAACCGTTGTATTACCAACTTCAACGTAGTCACCTACAGAAATCTTATCTTTTACTGCTGTGACTGCGAGACGTGCTTGATCGAGCGTAAGACCAAGATCGGTCGCCGATTGCTTCGTGAAGTATACGTCTGAGTTAGCAGCGCCATTCGAAATAGCAACTGCAGATCCTCCAGAAGAAAGCGACAGAGAAAACCCAGTAGTATTAGCTGCGATAATAAAGTACGATGTACCTTCTGATAGACCTTGAATGCTATTCGCAGTCGAAGAAGCTCCCTTTGCATACCATACTGCGTCACCGTTCGTAAAGAGTGTATTTGCAGTTGCCAAAGAGATAAAGTTAGCTGATACGCCATTCGATCCAACTGTTCGTGCTGTCGTAGCAGCTGCTACGCGATCTGCGAAATCGTCTCCCGACCATACAAACACGACGTTAGCAGTGTTACTGCCTACGGTGATCGACATCGTAGCACTTGTAAGATCTGCAAGAGCATATGTATTTGCAGTTGTTGAACCGTAAGTGGTATTAGTTTCAAATACTACCGTTTCAGAAAACTGCGTTGCGCTATCGCACATTGAAACCTTCAGCGAGTTACCAAGAGCACCCGGATAACGAGCTACAAACTCTGTTCCAGCGAAAGTTGCATTTGCTGCACCTTTATTTTCGAATTCTTCAGAGTTTCTTACTACGACGTTCGATGCAACGACTGTCGCTGTGTTACCAGCATAAGCAGATAAAACGCGACTATTAGCAAAGAATGAAATCAGAGCTGAAGAACTTGTAGTAGCTGCTTTCGACAATGTAATAGCAGAGTTTGTCACCGCTGTTACGAATGTATCTTCAGCAATGCCATCACCCTGTACAAGAAGACCGGCTGTAAGACCAAGAGCAGTACCATTGGCTGCAAGTGATGTATCTGAATCAAGCGTGATGGTTGAAGTGTTAGCAAAACCTGTAGTAGTTCCTGCACGCGATACATACAGCGCATTTCCATAAGAAAGGAAGTTTGCAGCTGTATAAAACGTTTCGTAGTTGTCCGAAGTTGGTTTACCAAAGCGACTTGCGAGTGTATTTTCTGAATCTACAAGAACGAACTTTCCGACTGGACCCCAACGAAATACTCCGCCAAAACCTCCGACCGTAGTCGCAAGTGCTGGAACAGTAGTTGTAAGATCAATTTCAGAAACATTGATTCCTGGGCTGACTTGAAACGCCATTGTTATCTCCCTTTAAAGGTTAGTCATGTAAGTTGTATTT